GCAGTTTTAAAGAGAGATTTGGAAAATTTTGCGACCCCTTGGGCGATTTCTACATTTGATCTTTCAAATACTAATAAAGTAGGATCTGGTAGTGATGTTATTTCTAACAATCCACGCCAATCTCTATTTTTAAGAAGTAAACGACTACGCTCTTTCACTCGACCAATCTCAGCTAAAACGCTTTGATAAGTTGGATGATAGGGCATAATCGGATAGATCTCATCGTAGAAAGAGCTTTGATTTACAGCTACCTCCGACAATAATTTGGTAAATCTATCATGCACACTTTTATAGTATGTATTTAGTTTCCATATAATTGCCATGAATTGACTAGTTAAGGTTCTTTCAAACAGCCAATCAAAGTAATCGGCAATATCTGAATCATTTGTAGGAAAAGGATGGCTTTCATTATCATGTAACTTAATAGTTGACAAGATAAGGGAAGTATCTCCTAATCTTAAAAATCTCCAGACTGCAGAAAATTCTACAGACCGATTTCTTAAAGATTTGGCATGTTTGACTGGAACCCCACTTAATAAAAACAATTCATAAAGTAAATCAGGCACAGTCGAATACCGTTTAGTTGGCATTCTCTCGATGATAGAATATATCATAGGAATTAGAAGGTGGTACTTACCAAAAGAGGATATTAATCCTCTTAATGGCAAGGGCGACACTTCAACTCCACGACATATCCATCTTTTTGCAAATTCATATGTATCGGAAGATACATGTGTTTTGTTAAGAGAGATACCAACCCCCAACTCAGACAATAGTTTCATATATTGTTCAGCAACAGGTTTAGATGCAATAACAATATCATCACCTAATAACATATAATCACGAAAAGGAAGTTGTAAACCAACAACCTTCGCAGAATATTGTACTATTAAATGATGTGTTAAAGCAAATATACCCCAAGAAGAATAAGCTCCCATAGGTTGACCTGCAGCATATTTTACTGTAGATTTTTCCCAAGGAACGTAAACTTCATGGCTGACCAATATATTTGACCATGCCCGAGCTACAACATCTGTAGATAAACTTTGGAAAAACAATCTTTGTAATTCTAAAGGAAATCTATCAGTTGCTGCAGTTAAATCTATACTATAGTATGGACCACTTGAAGGAATTAGAAAAGGGTTTTGATCGAAGGTTCTATCTTGAGCAATGAGTTTTAAATTCTCAAATGCCCAATCATGAACCCCCTTCAATACTGTCTGTGACCAATAATCAAAAACACATATAATTCTAGCTTTTCCTTCTGGATCATTAACAATTGATAGTTTACGTAAGTAATCTACCATATGAGGTGATTTAGATTTGAAAAGTGAACATAATAGTTCTTGATATTTCGCAGCAACAGGAGCCCATTTAACTAAAGGTTTCAGAATATTCGCATCAGGAGTAAACAAACGTTTATTCACGAGGAATGGTTCTGGATAACCTCCAGTTAAAGTTACTAAATCCTCCTTCAACACATCAAGAGCTTTATGCGCTTGAATAACTGAAGTTTGAGTAGTCATACCCATAGGGCCAGATTTATTAGAGTTTACAAGTTCCGAAAGTGTAAATTTACTTTCAAATTGTGAAAGACCATATAACTTACCGAATTCAGGAATAAAATCCCGAAGACCGTCAGATATATGACCTTCCCATGGAGAAGTAATAGTTGACAAATCAGGTTCTTTCGTACCAGGAAGACAACGTGAGATTGAAAGTAATGTTAAAACAAAACTTTTTCCCTCATTAGTATCCAGGAGATCGATTAAAGGAGATATACCCTTAGGTAATCCTCTAGAATCGATTGCGAAATTACCGCAAGGTGTCATTAATGGATTACCACAGATAAAGCGAGTAATATGCAATTTGATTGATTTTATATGACTAATAGTCCATAAAAATCCTCTAGTTGAATACCAAAGTTTTACCTTAAGTAACCACCATTCACCTACGAGAACAGAAAACTTAATGCTCGGATACCACCATGCTACAGCCCAATTTATAATATAAGTTAGGTTAAGCATTGTTAAGTGGTTAAAGAAACAAGTCTCGAGATCACAGGATTGTTATCTACCAAAAGATAGATGTCGTATGATCAATGTATTACTACATCACCGAAGATTGGCAACCAAACGAAATTTGACTGTGGGGGACTTAGTCCCATATGATCCTCTAACGAGG